ACTCAAATTATTCATTAGATGAATCTCAAGATGATTCTGAAAATGAATAAAACTAACAAAATTTTGTCAAACAATTTAAAAAATTTTTGTGACCAAAACATTATTAATTGATGGAAACAATCTATTAAAGATAGGATTTCATGGTGTGAAAGATTTTTTTCACGAAGGTAAACACGTTGGGGGTATTTGGCATTTTCTAAATACTACCCGACGTTTTATTGAAGAAGAAAACTTTGATAAAGTAGTCGTATTCTGGGATGGTGAAGGGAGTTCTCTCACAAGAAAAATAATATACCCCCAATACAAGGAGAACAGAAAACCTGGTTATGACTTTAAAGAGGAGTCGTTTTACCAACAAAAACATAGAGTAAAACAATATCTTGAAGAGATGTTTGTTCGTCAGGTTGATATTAACAACAATGAGGCAGATGACCTTATTGCTTATTATTGTCAGATTGCAAATGATGAGATTATAACCATTTTCTCGAGTGATAAAGACCTAACACAGCTTATATCACAAAACGTGTCTATATACTCACCCAGTAAAAGATTAACCTATAAAAAAGGTGATTTTATCAAACTACACGAGGTTGAGATACCCCACTATAATGTAAAAACATATAAAATATTGTCAGGTGATAAGTCTGATAATATTGATGGTATCTATTATTTGGGTGAAAAAACTTTAGTCAAATTATTTCCTGAGATACTTGACCATGAGGTTTCTTTTAACGATATTTTAACAAGAGCCGAGGTATTACTTACTGAGGACAAAGAAAACAAAATATTACAAAACTTACTTTCAGGTAAAACAAAATCAGGTATCTATGGAAATGAATTTTTTGAGATTAACAACAAAATCGTGGATTTGTCTAATCCGTTAATCACAGAGGAAGGTAAGGAAATAGTCAAATTATATTATAGTGAAACATTAGACCCCGAGGGGAGAGGGTATAGAAACCTAATCCGTATGATGATGGAGGATGGGTTCTTCAAATTTCTCCCAAAACATGACGAAGCTTGGGTAAACTTTGTAAAACCGTGTATGAAATTAACAAGAAAAGAAAAAAAACAATTTAAAACCAAAAAGTAATTTTTTATGAAAGAGCAAGATTTAACAAAACTTGAGTTTTTGATGATGGTTAATGACAACATCATCGTTCAAAGGTATTTTAATGTTCGTGATTATAATCCGGACGCTAAGTATTCATTTGAACTTTATGAGTTTATTTTAGAGTTTAAAAATACTCTCATGCATCGTTTGAAGATGAAAACTGTAGATTATATGCTTGAAAATTCTTATGAGATTCAGGGTAATCCATCTATTTTGGATACGTCGTATACCGATGGTCCTGAGCACTTTAACATCTTTATTAAGCATGGAGACATGACAATTTGTCATCGTCAGATTGATGCCAAGATTTTCCCTCCTAAAATAAGATACACCGTAGATATCCGTCCTCATATAAAAAGTTTGCTTTCGTCACTTACTGACATTTTTTCGGCGAAAAATTTAACTTTTGAATTTGCGGGAATTAGTACTAAGCGATAATATTTATCAAAAACGAACAAAAATTTACTATGGCGTCAAACAAAAATTTCGATTATTTAGGGTCTTCATTTCAAGTACAATTACTGAATCAAATCATCGTTGACAAGGAGTTTGGAAGGTCAATAATTGACGTTATAGAACAACAATATTTTGAGAACAAGTACTTCAAAATCATCTTGCAAATGATTAAGGAGTACTACTCAAAATTCGAACACGTACCCACATTCGACACCCTCGAACAAATAACCAAATCTGAGTTACAACAAGAACTTGCATCCAAAATAGTTTTGGACACGATTACAAAAATCAAAGATTGTCCAATAGAAGGTAGTGGGTTTGTACAAGAAAAGGCTCTCAAATTCTGTAAACAACAAGAATTACAGAAAGCCATCACTAAAGCTCAAAAAGTTATTGATGGTGGTGAGTTTGAGAGTTATGACAAACTCGAGGAACTTGTTAGAGAAGCTCTACAAGTTGGGGAAAGAGAAGACGGTATGGCTGATGTATTTTCTAATTTGGACGATGTATTAAATGAGGATTATCGTCACCCAATCCCAATGGGAATACCGGGTATCGACAGATTGTTGAAAGGAGGTTTGGCTAAAGGAGAATTGGGTGTTATATTAGCGCCCACAGGAGTAGGTAAATCTACATTCTTAACCAAAATTGCAAATCACTCATTTAATTTGGGATACAACGTACTTCAAATATTCTTCGAGGATAACCCAAAAATTATCCAACGTAAACACATCACACTTTGGACAAAAGTCCACCCTGATGAGTTATCAAACAAGAAAGATGAAGTAATGGATAAGGTTAGAGAGGTGCAAAGTAAGATGGAAAACCGTCTTATTTTAAAGAAACTGCCATCAGATACTTTGACAATGTTACAAATCAAAAATCAACTTCGTAAGATGATTGCCGATGGTGTAAAGTTGGATATGGTTGTATTAGATTATATCGATTGTATTGTACCTGACAAGAATTTGGGTGATGAATGGAAGAGTGAAGGTTCGGTTATGAGAGGTTTCGAAGCAATGTGTCACGAGTTAAATCTAGTTGGGTGGACGGCAACACAGGGTAATAGAAGTTCTATTTCATCTGAAGTTGTGACAACCGACCAAATGGGTGGGTCAATTAAAAAGGCTCAAGTTGGTCACGTTATTATCTCAGTTGCAAAGACATTACAACAAAAAGAGATGAAACTCGCCACAATTGCGATAACCAAATCAAGAATTGGTGACGACGGTATTGTGTTTGAAAATTGTAAGTTCGATAACGGTATGTTAGAAATTGATACCGAAAGTTCGGTAACGTTCTTAGGACTTGAAGAACAGAAAGAAGAACAACAAAGACAACGAGTAAAAGATTTACTCGAAAGAAGAAAACAACGAGAACAACAAAATAATTAATAAATATGGAAAAGATTTTAGTAGAAAACCCTAATAGGTTTGTAATATTTCCTATCGAACATAACGATATATGGGAATTTTATAAAATGCACCAAGCGGCGTTTTGGACAGCTGAAGAAGTTGATTTATCAGGGGATATTCGTGATTGGGAAAACCTTTCAGAAAATGAACAATACTTTGTTAAAAATGTGTTGTCATTTTTTGCGGCATCGGATGGGATTGTTAACGAAAACTTGGCCGAAAATTTCTACCGAGAAGTACAATACCCCGAAGCAAAATTCTTTTACGGGTTTCAACTTGCAATGGAAAACATTCATAGTCTAATGTACTCACTTTTGATTGATACTTATGTGTCAAATCCAAAAGAAAAAGATGAATGTTTCCACGCGATTGACAGACTTCCCGCGGTTCAAAAGAAAGCCAAATGGGCTCTTGAATGGATTACAAATGCCTCTTTCCAAGAAAGACTTGTGGCATTTGCGGCTGTTGAAGGAATTTTCTTCTCAGGTTCATTTTGTTCAATCTTTTGGTTGAAGTCAAGAGGACTTATGCAAGGTTTGTGTAACGCAAATTCACTTATCTTTAAAGATGAAAATTTACATTGTGATTTTGCAATTCACCTTTTGAATAATCACTGTGAAAACAAACCGAGTGAAAAGAGAATTAAAGAGATTTTGTTATCGGCTCTTGAAATTGAAAAAGAATTTATCACTGAATCACTTCCAGTTTCACTTATTGGAATGAATTCAAATCTTATGAAACAATATCTTGAATTTGTTGTTGATGGTCTATTAGTTAAATTGGGTTGTAAAAAACATTTTAATGTTGAACAGCCGTTTAAATTTATGGAGCAAATCGCAGTTGAAACGAAGGGTAATTTCTTTGAGTCAAGGACTGTTGAGTATCAAAAAGCAAAATTGAACGAAACATTGTCCTTTACCGATGACTTTTAATTGATTATTTTATAAAACTATGATGTCATTAAAAATTAAAAAACGTAGTGGGGAGGATTCGTCCTTTAACCCACAGAAAATATATAATAGAATTAAAAGAGCCGCAAAAGGTTTAAACATTAATTCTGATGAAATTTTTATTAAAGTAATAACTTCAGTCCCAACTGAAGGTGAAATTACTACAAAGGAACTTGATAAGTTAATCTATGAAATTGCGGCGGCTTATACTGGTAGTCACCACGACTATTCAAGACTTGCATCATCAGTTGCAATTTCGGCATACCACAAAGAAACTAACCCAAGTTTCTCAAACACTATGATGGAACTTTATAAAGAAGGTATTGTTAATGAGGAGTTTATCAAAATGATTAGCAGTTACGGACCGTCTAATGTGGATGAAGTTATTAATCACGACAATGATTATAATTTTGATTACTTTGCTTGGAGGTCACTGCAAGAGATGTATCTTTTGAAACTACCAAGTGGTAAGACAATTGAACGTCCACAGCATATGTACATGCGTGTTGCAATATGGGTAACAAAATCATTTGAACAAGCGGTAGAATACTACAAGTCTCTTTCAAGTCAACTTATTTCACCGGCAACACCAATTATGATTAATGCCGGTACAAAGGTTCCACAACTTGCTTCTTGTGTTCTTCACTACAATGATGCAGACTCAAGGGAAGGACTTTTAAATACAATGAGAGATATTTCAACATACTCATCAGATGCCGCAGGTATTGGTCTTTCTATGTCAAATATTCGTAGTAAAGAAAGTCGTATTTCTTCTTCAGGAGGATTTGCTGGTGGACTTTTGAAGTATTTGAAAATTGTTAATGAATCACTTCGTTTCTTTAACCAACAAGGTCGTCGTCCTGGTTCTGCGGCAATTTATTTGGAACCTTGGCACAAAGATATTTTTGACCTTTTGGATATTAAAAAGAATACAGGGGCTGAAGAATTAAGAGCTCGTGACCTATTCACCGCTCTTTGGATTCCTGACAACTTTATGAAAGCGGTTAGAAATAATGATGATTGGTATTTGTTCTGTCCTAATGATATTAAGAAAGCTGGTGTTAAACCCCTCCAAGAATGTTATGGTGATGAATACGAAGAAAACTACAACAAAGCAGTTCAATTAGGTCTCGGCAAAAAAGTTAAAGCCCAAGAAATTTGGTCCAAGATTATTGAATCTCAAATTGAGACTGGTGTTCCATATCTATGTTCAAAAGATAATGCTAACAAAAAGACAAACCACCAAAACATTGGTGTAATCAAACAGTCAAATCTTTGTAATGAGATTTACCAATATACTGACGAAAACACAACCGCTATTTGTACATTGTCATCAATGGTATTAAAGAACTTCATTAAAGACGGAGAATTTAACCATCAGTTGTTGTATGAAGAAACCCGTAAAGTCGTAAGAGCACTTAACAAAGTTGTGGATATTAACAACTACTCAACTGAAAAGGGTAACAAGGGTGGTCGTGAGCAAAGAGCAATTGCCATCGGAACACAAGGACTTGCCGATGTATTCTATTTGATGGACTACATCTTTACATCTGACGAGGCCAAGAAACTTAATAAAGAAATTTTTGAAACAATTTATTTTGCGGCCATCACTGAAAGTAACAGACTATGTATTGATGGTGAATATAAACCGTATGACTTTTTTGAAGGGTCACCAATGTCAAATGGAATATTTCAGTTTGATATGTGGGGACTAAAAGAAGAAGAATTATCGGGTAGATGGGATTGGAATTCATTAAAAGAAGAAGTTAAAGACTATGGTGTTTGTAACTCTTTATTCACAGCTCAAATGCCTGTCGCATCGTCTGCCAAGATTACTGGTTCATATGAAATGACAGAACCAGCTCATTCGGCTATTTTTAATAGACGTGTAGTTGGCGGTGAGATTATGATTGTCAACAAGTACTTGATTAACGATTTTGAGAAACTTGGTATTTGGTGTGAGGACCTAAAGAATGAAATTATTCTTAACGAAGGTTCAGTTCAGGGAATTAACTTTAATAATTATCTTGACCCTGAGGATAAACACTACAATAAAAAAGTTAAAAGAATTGAACACCTAATTCCAAAATACAAAACAATTTGGGAAATATCTCAGAAGGAATTGATTGAAATGGCATCTGACAGAGCTCCGTTTATTGACCAATCACAATCAATGAACATTTATATGGGTAACCCAACTCTATCTAAAATTTCATCATCTCACTTCTATGGTTGGGAAAAGGGACTCAAAACTCTTTGTTACTATGTTAGAACAAAGGCAATCTCAACGGGGGCTAAACACTTGGCAGTCGATATATCAAAAATGTCAAAACCAAATGTAACTCCTGAACCACCTAAAGTAGATTATTCAAATTTAAACTTACCACCAAAACCTGCAAATAGTGAATTTGAATGTTTTGGTTGTTCTTCATAAAATGAATCCCGAGAAATCGGGATTTTTTATTTAAGATATTTATTAATATGGCCGTATATAATGAAAATATTGAATTGTTTAAGTGTTTAGTTAGGGTTTCACATTTTACAAAAAATCCTGAAGATGATGATAAATTTCACAAAGCATATGCCTTTGCAATACAGTCAGTTGCTGGAAAAATATTGACATTTCACGTAATGACTGATTATGGTATGATGAGGTCGAGAGTCCCAATTTCTGAAATATTCATGAAAGAACCGACTAACGACATACCGTTCCACTTTAAACAACTTTGGGATTGTTTTTCTGAAAATGTAACCGTAACCACTTATGATTATTTATATGAAATAAGGTGTCAGGTTGTTTTGAGAGACGGGTTAAAAATTTGGGCGACATATCTTATGACAGTAGATTGGTACAGAAATCCATATTCTGATGAACCCTCAGATTATAAGTGTGGACACATTTTAATTGGTGACGACGGATATCTTTTATGTCAACCCAATAATAGAATTTATTGGAAAGATTCAAATTGGGTAACAAACAAATTCCCAATAGAACCAAAAGAGATTAAAGTTGACACTGATTTACCATCAGTTGAAACTTTATCCGATAGATGGGTGGCCGAAGATGGGGATTGTTATTATTATAATATAAAATCGACCGAATAATATTTATTATAAAATATACACACAATGACATACGGTATAAATTTCCCATTCAGAGATTCTTTCAACGGAACTTATTTTGATTTATCAACAACTAATGATGAAGAGATAAGAACTGATTTGGTTCATTTATTATTAACAAGAAAAGGAACTAGGTATTTTTTACCTGATTTTGGGACAAGATTGTATGAATATTTATTTGAACCATTGGACGGCCCTACTTTTTCCGATATTGAAGCGGAAATTAGAGATACTGTATCGGAATATATACCCGGTATTACAATAACTAAAATAGATATCAAACCTGCGTCTAGTGATGATGAGGATAAAGGTTCATATATTAATGATAATGATGAAAGAGTATTTAGAGTGCCGGGAATTGGAACATTAGAACATACCGCTAAGATAAAAATTGACTATAAAATTAATAACGATGTTTTTAATGCTAGCGATTTCGTTATTATTAATATTTAAAAGTTATGGCAAATAAAAAAATATCGTATACTACAAGAGATTTTCAGTCGATTAGGACTGAATTAATAAATTTCACACAAACATATTATCCTGATTTAGTAAGTAATTTTAATGACGCTTCAGTTTTTTCTGCTTTATTAGACTTGAACGCGGCTGTTACGGATAACTTACAATTTAATATTGATAGAAGTATACAAGAAACTGTTCTTCAGTACGCACAACAAAGGTCATCAATATATAACATTGCCAGAACCTACGGTTTAAAAATTCCAGGACAGAGGCCATCTGTAGCACTAGTTGACTTTTCAATTACGGTACCGGCTTTTGGAGATAAAGAGGATTTGAGATATTGTGGTATTTTAAGAAGAGGTGCTCAAGTTAACGGAGGAGGTCAAGTTTTTGAAACAGTATACGATATTGATTTTTCATCTCCAATTAGCGGAGACGGATTTCCAAATAGATTAAAGATTCCGGTATTTGATTCGAATAATAAATTAATCAACTATACAATAGTAAAAAGAGAAACGGTTGTTAATGGTGTTACTAAAGTGTTTAAAAAAGTTGTCACACCAAATGACGTGAAACCATTTTTTGAATTGTTTTTACCTGAAAAAAATGTATTAGGTATCACAAGTGTTATACTTAAAGATGGCACTCAATATGCTAATATTCCTTCGGCTCAAGAATTTTTAAACAATGATATAAGATGGTATGAGGTTAAGGCCTTAATTGAGGACAGAGTTTTTGTAGAGGACCCAACTAAAACTTCAGATAGACCAGGTATTAAGGTTGGAAAATATGTGGTAACTAATAACAAATTTATAACTGAATATACACCTGAAGGGTTTTTAAAAATGACTTTCGGTGGAGGTAGTCAATCTGCGGATGAACAATTAAGAGAATTTGCTAGAAATGGTTATAAATTAGACCTGTACAAATACTCAAATAATTTTGCGTTAGGTAGTACCTTAAAAGCAAATACCACTATGTTTGTTCAGTATAGAATTGGGGGTGGGTCTACAAGTAACTTAGGGGTAAATGTTATAACACAAATAGGTACGGTTTCATTCTTTGTTAATGGTCCTTCAGAATCTGTAAATAATAATGTTGTAAATTCATTAAGGTGTATTAATGTTACTGCGGCTATTGGGGGAGCACCAGCACCAACTACCGAAGAGGTTAGAAATTATGTTTCATTTAACTTCGCCGCCCAAAACAGAGCGGTTACTGTTAATGACTATGAGTCAATAATAAGGACAATGCCGTCACAATATGGAGCACCTGCGAAAGTATCAATAACCGAAGAAAATAATAAGATAAAAATTAAAATGTTATCTTATGATGATTCGGGCAAATTAACTGAGATAATATCAAACACTTTGAAAAGTAATGTCGCCAATTATTTGTCAAACTACAGAATGATTAATGATTATATTTCAGTTGAAACGGCTAATGTGATTGATTTATCATTAACTATAGATGTTGTGTTAGATTCAACTCAAAACCAAGGAGTTGTAATTTCTTCTATTATAAATTTAGTTTCGGATTATTTTGACCCTACTAACATGCAAATGGGACAAAATGTTAACGTATCAGAAATACGTAGATTAATTCAAAGCGAAAATGGGGTGTTATCCATATCTGATATTTTAGTTTTTAATAAAATTGGAGGACAATATTCATCGTCACAAACATCCCAAAGATACTTAGATTCGGACACAAAACAGATTGAATTAGTGGATGACACAATATTTGCGGAACCAAATCAAATTTACCAAATTAGATTTCCAGGTAAAGATATTAATATCAGAGTTAAGAACCTTTCTACGGTTAATTTTTCTTGATAATTTATTTATCTAAATAATGGTCTATCTTTTTTTGAAAATAGCAAATAAACTATTTATAAAAAAGGTTTTTCATGTCGAATTCATACAGAATAAGAACTCAAGTTGGAGTTGATAAAGCGGTTAATGTATTATTAGAACAGGACTTTGAGGCATTAGAGATTTTATCTCTTAAAATATTACAAAGTCAGATTTACACTAGACAATGCTCCGACTATGGAGTTTTGGTCGGTAGAGTTACGGCAAACAATGGATTAGGAATACCTAATGCTAAAGTATCTATATTCATTCCGCTATCCTTAGATGATGAATTAAATCCAATTATTTCTGAGTTATATCCATACAAAACATTAAACGATTTAAATGATGAAGGATACAGGTATAATTTGTTACCATATGAAGTTTCACATGGGGGGCACACACCTACAGGGACTTTTCCATCGAGAGAGGATGTTCTATTAAATCAATCACTGATTGAGGTTTTTGACAAATATTACAAATTTACATCAAAAACTAATGAAAGTGGTGATTTTATGATTTTTGGAGTTCCGGTTGGACCACAAACGGTTCACATGGATGTTGATTTATCTGATATTGGAGAATTTTCATTATCACCACAGGATTTTATAAGATTAAATTTAGCGACTGAGCCACAATTAAATGGAACGAGATTTAGGTCATCGACTAATTTAAATGAATTACCACAAATAAAACAGTCGAACAGAACAGTTGAGGTGGTTCCTTTATGGGGACAACCTGAAATATGTTATTTGGGTATTACCAGAATTGATTTTGATTTACAACAAGAATTTGGAATTAAAATTGAACCTGCTTCTATTTTTATGGGGTCAATTTTTTCTAACGATGAAAAAAGGATAATCAAGAGAAAATGTAAAGTTGATAAAAAAATCGGTAATTTATGTTCACTCACGACAGGACCTGGAGAAATACGTTCAATTAGGCAAACTATTCAAATAGATACATTAGGTAGACCGTTACTGGAAGAGTATTCACTAGAAAACGGAGGAAAGTGTATTGACGAAAATGGGACATGGTTAATCGATATCCCAATGAATTTAGATTATGTCATTACAGATGAATTTGGTGATAGAATACTTTCTTTAGACCCGAACATTGGAGTACCAACTAAAGGAAAGTATAGGTTTAATGTTAGGTGGCAGCAACCAAATACAATAAGTGGAAAAATTATTAGAGGTAATTATTTAGTGCCAAACATTAAAGAGTGGGGTTGGACTAGTAATCCTGAAAATGACCCTGCTATTTTTAATCCTGAATCGCCAGGTTCAATTTCTGATTTTGTACTAACTTATGTTGATGCGGTCGTTGGTGTTTGTCAACCTCCTGATATTAATTTTGTAAATAGTGACTCTTATCGGCAAGTAAAATCATCTTACGCTTTTAGTATAAATTGGGATGATTATGGTGCGGGTCCCGATTCAAATTCAATGATTAGCGAGGCGATTAGATGTCAAGATAGATTTTTCGAGTTTAATCATGGTAAAGTTTATACAATTTCACAATTATTAACTGAATATAGAACCGCAAACCGAAGTGATTACAAATATTTGGCAATAAAAGATATATTAGATGATAAATGTGAGTCAACTACTAACACATTTCCTGCTAACGATGGGCAAAAAAATAACAATATATTTTATTTAATTATAACTTTAATATTAGGTATTTTAGTTTCAGGTATAGTAAAAACCGTATTAATTTTACATATATTAGTTTTAGTAGTTTGTATACTTTGGTTCGTTGTGAAGGCTTTAGAAACAATTGTATGTGGAATTGCAAATGTTTTATATACTATGGGCCAAATACCTCTTTTAGGATTTGTTTTTGACACTTTAGCAGTTCCGTTTGATATACTTTGTAATCCAATTAGTCAAGCTGCGGATAAATTAGAAAATGCATGCCGAAGCAGTAGCTTCAAAGTTCCGGCGTTTACGTATCCTGATTGTACTTTTTGCGATTGTGGGGATAGTGAGATTGGAGGTGGTGACCAAGTTGGTTTAGGAGAACTTGGTTTTCCTGAATTATTAACAGCTTTAGAGCAAGTTGGAGGAACTAGCTTATTGGCTGATTTATTCTCACCTTCGAAATGGTTATGTTCAAGAACTCCGGCTCTTGGGGAAGAAATTGTTGATACAAATATATCGGTTTATTTGGGAGGATTGGCTAGCGGGGCCCCTTATGTTCCAAATTCACCTAGTAATATTTATCACGCCCCACAAATGTTGACTATAATATCTAACGATGGGCAACCTGGAACCGATGTAAATGGGGTTGATGAGTGGAAAATATTTACAACTAGCTTACCGTTTTTTGAAAGAATGAACGTTATTAATACAAAGGCTAAATATTTCCAGAGTTCATCTAATAATCCTGGTTCAGGTTTTAATAGGATTAAAGTTAGGTTTGCGACTGACCATCCTGATAATTCTGTAAATGATTATCACCAAGACAATGTGGTAATATTACTTGTTAAATCAAATCAATTAGGTCAATTCACATCAGGTAAAATATTTACACCGGTAGAAAAAAAATATTCTCAGGATAGAAATTTAGAGGATTTGTCCTCGACTACAACACAATTTGGTAATACTGCGGTAACCGGAGAAACTTTAGGAACACCCGTATTTAATTCAGAAGGAGAAATAAGTCACTTTGAAAGAGTTGTGACGGTTAATTATACAAATCCTGTAAATGCTAATAATCAGAGTGTTACTTATACGATAACAGGTTCTACAGGAGATTTAGGGGATGGTCAAAATTTCTACAAGTTTCCGAGTGACATTGAATATTTTCAAGTCATAACAGGAGTTACAGTTTTAGATTTTTATAATTTATCAAACTTTAATTCACAAATATCAAATAGAATATTTGGTAGTTATATGGATATAGTACATGATTTATTTTTTGACGCGGCATTTGGTGCGGATTCAAATAACTCAACATTATTATACTATGACCCAGATTCTGGAGCGATATTCCCGCCAGGAGACCCATTTCCTAGTACAACATTCACACCTTTAAATTTTCTTAGATGTTTAGAAGATTCTCAAAATTTTGGAGTGGTCTTTTTGGTTAGAGGAGTTGACCCGTATAGTTCAAGACAAACATGTTCATATGATTTAAATGCATTGTTTGGGTATCCTAACTATGGTGATAATTCAGACTTGATTATTGAGGGACAGTTTAAATTAAATATACCAATTCAGGGAGGATTCAGGAATGTTAGACATGGAATTACAATGAATGATAATTCTTTACCTGATACTTATTCTAATCAATATTTATTTTACCCTTCGTATAGTTTTTCTCCTGATGAGGCAATGTACCGACAATATACAACAACGGCTACATCATATTACATTAGAGGGGATATTAGTGATGTCATAACCGGTAACGTTAACGCAATACAAGGAGGATTCCCATATGGGCTCAAAATAAATGATAATAATTGGTTCACTAGAGAATTTTTTGCAAACACTGGCGCGATTTGGACTCCAATTAATGTTGATGTTAATGGATTAATTAGTGGATGTAAATCTGTTTATCCCTCAGATTCTACTTTAAATAGTAATATTGCATTTAATCAACCTAATTCTTTTCCTGATGGAGGTGGTGGATTGACTTATAGAAATAGAGGTTATTTTAGAAATGAGGTTATTGAAGGTGCTGCTCATATGTATTTAGATGCTTCCGAATACCAACCTAGTAGAACCGCGTTGGGTCTTTGGGTGTGTGAAGTCGGAAATATTACATCAGAATATTATTCTTATTCTTATAAGTCTTCATTATCTATGTCACCTAACTCATATACTGTTAACATGACAAGCTCAAATAGAATTATTATGAGGGGTGATAGATTGCCGACAAGTAGTGTTGAGCAGTTAAATGGTAATATGTCATATGCTTTACATGCTAATCAATATTTCACTCTATTTGAAGTTGATGATAATGGGTATGTTCAATCTTCAGGTATAGGGGGTTCGGATGAAATTATTAATCCTTCTGAAATTGATTTATCAGGAAACTCTACTTTGTCTGGTGCGGGAGAAACATTTTCATGTGATGGTTTAATCCCTTTGAGATGTTATCAATATGATGAAAATACAGGTAGTTTAATAATTGCCCCACCTGATGATGATTGTTATTACAACGGACCTAACCATGAAGACACTATTTTAGAGAATGGTTGTTATAAACTTGTAACAAAACCGATTATTAGTTTATTTTTAGATTTGAGATTAATTGTTGAATGGTATGGTAGAATGAGAGTTTCAATAGCGGCCTGTCTTAATATATATGGACATATTTTTACAAACTATTGGATTAATGGGACACTATATATGTTTCCTATGAATAGTAAAGTAATTACTACTGGCCCAAATGACACACCATCAAATACAAAATATCCTTGTTTATGTCCCGATGTTGTTTTTATAAATTTCGATAACAATTATATTTATTATCGTTCCGCACCATATCAAAATAATGTTGGATTTATTGGTAAAGCAAGTCCAACAAATTTTGGAAGTGGCTCGAATTCTAAAAAACCTAATTATAAAAACTTATTGTTTCCGACTACAGTAATTGATTTGGGTCCTAGAACAAAATATAGTGAGGAGTTAATCCAAAGTGATGAATACCAAGGATATATCGTTAATAAACTAAATCATACATCATTTCAGGATGTCTCTGATTTATTAAATCAATTTATTTTAGGTAGGTTAATTAGTCAATCTTTAATTGGTGAAATTTTAGCACAGGCCGGCCCCATACTTCTTTCAACAATACCCGGAGTTGGCACTGCCGCTGCTTCGGTAACTAGTGTTGTGTTAGACCCTGTTAGACGAATGTTTTCTCGTGGGTATAATAAAGTTGATGGAGATTATGCACAAATGCTTGCAATAAATTCACAAATGGGAGTTTTCAATTACGACGAAGATGAATATTTTGACCCGGAACCAAATGCAATTCCGGCGGCACCTAATGGGTATGTTTATTTGAACCCGTCTAGTTCAAAGTTTAACGTCTTTGGAGTTTTTTATAAACAAGATTTTGAATTTAGAGATTGGTTATCACCTCATAGATTTTTAACAAGTTCGAGTGGTGGCACATATAATGATTGTACCTATGAAAATTTACCAATATTTACACAAACAGTTCCTTTTTATCAATGGTATATTATTGAAAATAGAGGTAAAGACGAGACCCCCGACCCGGATAGTATTTTTGGAGACCAAAGAAATGATTGGTGGACAAATGCTGACTACTTTTTTACATCCCCATATCAAGGAATGGATAGGTTAAATTCTGGTTTTATGCAACCGGTTGATGATTCTGTATATGGATTTCATGGTGGTTATATATACAATGTGGTTTCAGGAGAAATAAGTGCATATCCACCAACCGCTGGAGGAGTGTATGATATACAGAGTGTTGAATTTAAACCTGATTATAGTCTTAATACTCAGAATTATACTGGAAGAATTATTACTCCTTCTGGACCTTATTATTTTTATTTTGGTTTAAATAGAGGTAACAGTGCCTTTGATAGATTTTTAACTAAATGGGTTTCTACAGATAAAATTGAACTTTAATGGGTAATAATAAAGAAATAAGATTAGTTTTAGGGTCATTAAGATATAAATCGGCGACTAATTCCGATTTAGGTTTTAAAATACCTTTTGTACAGAGTACAAAACAGATTGTTGAATATGATAAAAATATTGATTTGAATTTACAACAATTATTTGATAACGAGAGACAAAAATCAACTAATTTTAGACCAAGTTCAAAATTTTTATTTGTTTTTAAAAACGCATATACTGGAACATCAACTTATGAACCATTTAGAAATAATTTATATTATATTAACGCTCAAAGCGATGCTTCAAACTTTTGTGCGACAGGTAACGCTTCATGGGCAGGGTTTCCTCAGTACACCGAATTTGATTTTATAAGAAACGATTATAATATATCAGGATATACGCAACCCGATTCATCAATTCCGCCTAATTATCATTTAAGATTTCAAACATTAAGTGCTAATTCATATAATTGGACTTTTTATGTTAGTTATGCGTTTGAAAATAACTATAATAAAGCCCTTAGTGCTGTTATTTCCGATAAAGGAATAAAATATACTTTAAATTGGAATTCAGGAGATGGTATACCATTTGTTATAAGACTTACAGATGAGGGTGGTAAAGGACTTGTTTCATTTGTTTGTCCATTTAAACATGGTTTAAATGTGGGTGAGTACGTAACACTAAATTTTAATTACAGTACAACTACAGGTCCCACGAATACATTTCAAGTTTATTCAGTGGGTGATGGATTGTTTAATACCGATGGTTACATTTTTAACGTATTGAATCCTGGATTTTTAGGGACCTCCTTCAATGAAGGAACTACTGGAACCGCAAAACGAGTAATATTAGATACTAATTTAACTGAAACCACTTCAAAATATTATATAAGGAGAAATAAAATTTTAACAAATCCTAATGACGCTATAATCGCTAAAGCAGGATTCGAAGAAAATGTGTTTAAAAATAATTCAAAACTAGAAAGAAAAACTTTAACTCCTAATAACATTAAAAGATTTTCAATTAAAGAGGGTTCTCAATCTTTCACACTTAGTTTTAATGAAGATATCAATATATCAAATTTAACTGATAATCAAAAAAGACCTGTTTCTGAATTATTTTATACTGTAATTTGGAGAGGTTATTTCGGATGGATGAATGAGGTTAAAACCGGATATGAATTTAATTTACCATTAGACCCAGTAACCAAAATACCGACTACGTGGTGGTCTTCGTCTAATTCTAACTCAAATTTATCTACTAATTCATATATGAATTTATCTCCTTATGGAATCAATCCTGCCGGAGTTCCTTATAATTTTATTTATACAGAGCCATTGAGTGTTGGAGATACTATTGATGGGGATTTATGTGAGTGGAATGATTATGAACAAACGGAAAGAGTTATCTCTAGTATATATCATAAACTAACGTTCAACCAAAATAATTTTTCAGTTTCAGTTTTTATTGACCAAGAAAATTATTACCATCCTGGTTATTATTATAATCCCTTACATAATATCAGAATTAGAGCTTTCTCAGATTATATAGAGGAAAGTGAGGTGACTAATGTAGAAGGGATTCCTAATTGGGCATATTTTTCCGAAAACAGAAATTTATTTATTTGGAGAGATATATACGAATATGGATATATTGATTCTGATGGAATTGGAGTTGACCAACCATTCCTAAATGGAAAACATCATCCATTTAAAAATATAATTTTTAGATTGATACCTGAAGGTACAAACTATTTACTATTAAATAATGTAGCTGACCCAATAATAGACCCTTGTGAATAATAATTATAGATTCATATTATCCGAAAATAACCAATCAATTGACATACCAATTGAGATTAAATGGGATTTTAATGGACATGACAATAGTATTGAAATTTATGAAAATGAGGTAGTGGAAGAAATAGTAGGGTTACCTAAAGACTATGAAATATCTAGATTTGCGCATGATTATTATGGACCAGATAACCAAAGTTCTTTAGAATATCAATTCTATTTTTTCAATGGGACTGCGGTTGACATACCGACCTCGGTAAGTACTGATTGGATAATGAGTTATCAACAAGCCGGATTTTCAATTGAGGAATTATATTATCAAACAAAACCAATTACAAAATCTTTTTTTAAAATTGATTTCTATGATAGCACTGATAGTATCAAACAAAAAAATTATTTCACTATTATTTTTTCATCAAATTCAACAAAACGAGAATCTGTAATTTTAAACACAATTTTAAATTTAGTGGTGGACGTAATTACACCTAACTTCACATTAGATTATATTATAAGTAAAGAAGGGTTTTTTATTTATTGGTTAAGAGATAAATCCATTGTTAATTTATCTGAGTTTTATATGAGTGTAAAATTTTTTGACGCTAAAAATGGGGTATTTGTTAGAATGATGACCACACCTCAGTCTGAATTGACAGGGGTAAAGTTTTTATTTAAACAGGAACTCTATTTTTATAGAAAGGTGGTTTTGGATTACACAAATTTTACTTATAAAATTTATGACGTGATTAATAATTCTAGAGTTGGAAATGGAACTCCATTAACGTGGTATGAATATGTAAATCCTCCTAAAACATAATGCAAAATAGAACTTATTACATAAAAATTTCACCTGAATTTATAAAAAATGATATTTTTGGTGTGACATATGTTGAGGATGAGTATTCTAATATTACAACACTTGACCCATGTTGTGATGTAAGTTTGGAAAATACCGGTGTAATAACAGGGACTACATTTGTTTATTCATCAATGACACAAATTTTGTCAGGAGGAACAAACGGAGAATCATTATTAACTGATTTAACAATACCTATTTTTCTGAGCGAAAATACCGTTGATGTCGGGTATTATTCTGTATTTGATGGTGCGGTAACTCAAAAAGATACCATGTTGAATTTTTTATTTACCGGAGATACATCTACACCTAACATTGTTTACTTCTTTAATACATCAGACAAGGAATTTAAAAAATATTTAGAATTTTCTAATTATTACGTTGATTGGGGGGATGGGAGTTCTGTATTAACAGTTACCACTGTTTCGCCTAATTTTTATACACATACTTATTCTTCAAATGGTACGTATACCATATCTATGTCAGGTTTAAGTCCATGGGGTTATAATGTTATAAAAAAAGATATTACAATACCTATTACCGATATCATTATTAATGACCCATATGGTACTGCGTATTTTATTCCTGATGGAGGTAGTTGGTCTGCGACACCAATTCAGTATAATTATATTTTTTCAGGAGATGCGATTTGTGAAACAACTGTACCCTGTTGTGAATTTACATCAATCCCATTTGTGGTTACTGGATATACACAATCTACTTTGAACGATTTAACACAATATGGACCAAAAGGGGACCCTAGTAAATTAGGTGGTAGATTTAAATCGAATGTTTTTGTAACTGGGTCATCAGGGGCTCAAGGGATTGTTTATACTCCATCCCCTAATTCATTATTTACCGCATATACGGTAAATGACATTGATTATTATGATTATGCTGATGGAACCACAATATTTGTTGTACAGTCATCAGGATGTTCTGATTTATATTGTTCTGCGATAACCAAGAATGAAGTTTTATTAAACGTTGTGTTTGAACCCGAAGTACAAAGTAATATATTCATTGAAAGAGGAAAAAATTCGGCATTAGAAAGAATCCAAAGGTTGGGTGAAATCAATAATATGGGGGACTTAATTAATTATGGATACGGATTCTTTAATATCGTAGAAATATAAAACACAAAAAAAGGTATTTATAATAAAGTTTAATAATTTTCTAATAAAATGGCTACAGGTACTTATGGAACTATACGACCCGCGGATGTCTCACCAGAAGATGTTGAAATAATTTTGAATTATACACCGTCAAGAGATGAAACGAGTAACTTTCTTTTAACTAAATTAGATGCTCCGTCCATACTGAGACCGTATTTCAATAATGAGAATACTGGTGGAAATCCTGATGTCGAAATTTTGGGTGGTTTATATAATTTAAAACTACCGGCAGATGTGTTTAATCGTATTGGGATTTATACTTTAATGGTTAGACCTGCTCAAATAAGAACAACAATTTTAGATTGTGGTGTGTTATCCGCTTTACCAAACGTAAGAGGACTTGTTATTGATTTGAATTCGGTACCATCACAATATAGAAACAAATTTATAAATCAGGGTCTTGTTGGATTTAGAGTGGAATATTTAAATTCAGATGGAACTAAAATACCCAATTTTTTTAGAATTATAACTTCTTCATTCTTTTGTGAACCAGTTGTTCAAAATCTAACCAATACATCGGCAAAGGCGATTAGATATCGATATACCGATAATAATACAAATATAATTTTTTGCACATTATCACCTTCTTCCTCACCATCTAACAAACCAAATGCGATACCTTACATAGGACAACCAAATCAAGATATAATAATCACAAATACATTTTTTAACCCAATAACCCTTGATATCGAGATTGCCGAACATGATTTCTCAACCATAGCAATTGCACTATTTGGAAATCAAACCAAGTCAATTGATGACGGAATTTATACAATGTACGACACTCAAAATAACATTTACAGACAATATAATTTATACGAAGTTAGAGACCAATTTAATAATTTATTATATGAAGTTAGACAAGATAGAGGTAACAATATCGACTTCAGTAAGAACTTTACAAATATAATTTCTTAATGGCGATAAAAAAATTTATCTGTCCGCCGACACCGGCATCGGGCAGTGGGACATTCTCAGATGATTTAGTTGGATTTCAATTAGTCCAAGGAGGAGGTCTTACGCAAGGTAATTTTCAATTTACAAACGCTGTTACAGAAAAAGTAGATAGAACATTTTACACAGGTGTTTTTTCAGACCCAATCAATTTAGAAAATTTGGGCATCGTAACCGTAGAACAGTCGAAATTAATTTTTGAGAATAATTTTAAAGTATATCCAAATTTTGATTTAACTCAGATAAATAATTTTGTTCAATACGGGTCAATGTCGAAAAGAATTTCTACATCCGTTACAAAAATTATTAGTTATTTCCCCGCAGCAATTGAATCCCATAAAATGGGTTTAAATTATAAAACAGGGGCGACCGCTACAAATATTGTGTATGACATAGTTCAGGGAATAACAACATTTAATTTAGATATAGCAAGATTAAGAAATCCATTTGATGTTGATTTCACAGTAAATTCGACAAGAAATCTTTCATTAAAAGACATCGAGGTTTCTGTTCTTAGAAATTTAACATTAGAATTTTCTAAGTATTCATTATATTATGAAGGTGAAGGATATGAATTATCAAGTATTGTACCTACTAACTCTTTAACTAGTGGTATTTTAACTGTAACCGTTAAAGGAAATCCATTCTCAGGAGAAAGTGTTGTTTATAACACTTTGGTTATTAGACCAAATGATTATGAAGTTAATAAAGTTTACAATGAGGATTTTGATGAGGTTGAGAATTTTTTATTAAATAGAAATCAAACTCCAAAATATACTTGTTCATTTAGAAGTCCAAAAGAGGCGGATGACGGAACTTTCTTCATAACAAATGTAACTGCAACATGGCCCTCAAACGGAGTATGGAATTTAGATATATATACTGCGAATTTTGATAACTATTTGGTTCAATTAGATGAAATAAGTCAAAATTTTGACTCATTTAAATCAAACTTAATATCCCGTTTTTTAACAACAGGCGCCTTCAAAGACTTTGATACGATAGGTCAAAAAATGGAAAAGGTTTTACAAATTTATGGACGTAGTTTTGATGAAACAAATATGTTCATAAATGCGTTGGCTTTTATGAATTCTGTAAATTATACGGTTAAGAATGATATACCATCACAACTGTTAAAAAATTTAGCTCAAACTTTAGGTTGGGCAACGAATATATCTCCGATAACAAATGAGGACTTTTTATCATCTGTTTTTGGACAAAAAAATAGTGGTCCGTCTGATTTCACGGGAGTTGCGGTAAAAACAACTCCAGATGAATTAAATTATCAATATTATAGAAATCTCGTATTAAATTCGGCTTACTTATTTAAATCTAAGGGGACAAGAAAGTCAATTGAGAATTTATTAAGATTAATTGGGGCACCTGATGCTTTGGTTGAATTTAATGAATATGTGTATGTTGCGGACCAAAAAATAAATATGTCCCAATTTAACACACAATACCTACAAATATCAGGGGGGACATATATTAATGAAACTGCGGTTTTAGACCCAACAAATGTCTTTTCTATTTTTGGAACAACTTATACGGGTTACACAACATCATTAGTCATTAAGGATGTTAATGTGTTAAGAGAAGAGTATCCAATGGATGATGAAGGGTATCCAACAACTCCCGAGGACAATGAAAATTTCTATTTTCAAATAGGTTCGGGTTGGTTTGAATCAACACCACAACATAGGTCACCTGAGCAAGTTGATTTAACAAATAGTGTTTTTACGGGACAGAATCCAAATTATCAAACATCATTAACTCCATTCACATATGGTCAAATTTATTTGAATCGATTCAGAAATTTCCCATTTATGAACTTGGGATACGAATTGACATCGATTGTTGATAATAATAAAAGTTGGACTAATGATGAAGTTGGACAAAGAATAAACATTGATGGGTCTTTTAACGCTCGATATGTTGTTGAGGATGATAGACTTGTTTTGAATGTGAAAAACATTGATGTATTCTTAAATCCAGGACAGGCCTTGTTATATGATGTTTGGTACATGTCAAGACAATACAATTATCCTATACCAAATCAAGGATTATTCTACCAAAGACCAACAAGGTGTAATCCAAATCCAAACATTGAATATCCATATAGAGGCGGAGTCGATTGGACAGAGATAAATCCTCAACCAAAAAGAAAATCGTTTTTTGAATTTGCTCAAACATTTTGGCACAACACCATCAATGTTAGAAATAGACAATTCCAAACCGACGGTAAAACTGGAGGTTATCCAACTTTACAGTCAATATTTTGGAAATATCTAAATTCAAATAAAAAAACAGATACTTCTAGATACAACGGAACATCATGTTCTCAGGTTTATTCGGATATTGATGATGGAATTGGAGTTACCAATAATAATTTCAATTATCAAAATATGATTGAATATGTTAATGGTTTAGGTGATTATTGGATAAGACTTGTTGAACAAATGGTTCCGGCAACCACTATTTGGAACACAGGGGTTAAATATGAAAATTCGATATTTCATAGACAGAAATTTGTTTGGAGAAGACAGGCGGGGTGTAATTTAGTTCCTGCCAGATGTAATCCTTGTCAGACTACTGCGAGTATATTCCCTTATGATTGTGCGTCATTTTCAACAACATGTCCAATTTTCCCGTGGAGTACTGACATCAGAGATTTTGGAGGGGTTTTACAAAATGTTATTACAAATTATTTAAATAATAACAGTAATTTATCTTTAAATAATTGTCAATTTAATTCGGTGGTTAGCCAATGGTTTGTGGAAATTTTAATAAATGAAGAAATACAAACTTATTTACAATTCTTTGATGGTGTTGGTGTATACACTTTGGGACTAAGTTATCCTTCTGAGGAACAATGGGTAAATTCGATAACCAGTGCATTGGATAGTTTAGAAAATTTGGGATTCAATTATTATTTTACTAACGAAGATGAAGTTGTAATATATAGTTCAAGTTGTTCTTTTGAAGAATCTTCCTCAAATATAAAAATAAATGTAGGTATAAATTTTAATATAGTTTGTAGTTAATGGCTTCTTTATGTGGTTTATCATATCAAACTCAGATTAGTGGAGATTGTTCCAATAACGGGTCAGGTGCGTTTAGTGTTTTTATAACAGGTAATGCCCCTGATTATACAATTCAATTTATAAGTCCTAATTCTGATGTTTTTTATTTGGGTAATGGTGTTACCTCTTATACTTTTAACGCTTTAACTGCGGGTACTTATGTATTTGAAATTATAGACTCATGTCAATCTGCGACTACGCCTACTTTGGCGTCTGTTTTTATATCTAGCGGAACAACAGTTACATGTATTGATTTACAAAATACAACATATGATTTAGATAATGGTGCTATCACGGCTCAAACTGAAAATTTGTATAATATATCAAATTTTTACCTTTATGATTATGATTATGGATTTATAAGTTCGGGTAGTTCTGAAAATAATAATTTTATTTTTGGAGGTTTGTCGGCGGCAACATATTATGTTATTGCCGATGATGGGGGAGGATGTACAGGTCAATCCGAGACTGTTATAGTAAAAAGTTCGGATACATTTGATTATGGATTTTATGTGGTAAATGATTCACCGTGTATTAAATATAGTGGGAAAATTTTTGTAACTGGATTAACAGGTAACGGACCTTATTCCTATCTTTGGAGTAACGGGGAAACAACATCTTATATTACTGGACTGACAAATGGTATATATTCAGTACAAGTTACGGACAGTAATTTAATACAAATAACTAAGAGTACTCAAGTAGGAATAAATAATAATTTAACTTTTGTAGGTACTGAAATAATTTCACCAAGTTGTTTCAACAATGACGGGTCTCTTAACTTCATTATCAATGGAGGAACTCCACCCTACAATTATCAACTATCCAACGGGTTTTCTAATGTTTCATATCTTGACTACATTACTTTAGTCAATTTAGGAAACGGTAAATACACCATGACTGTGATTGACGCTGGTTTATGTACGTTAAAACAAGATTTTAGTTTAACGCCTGTTTTAGGGTTTAGTGTTGAAAGTATTAGTATAAAAAATACAACTTGTTCATCCAATCAAGGGGAGATTAATGTTAGTTTAAATGGTGGGTCACCTGACTATATATTTGACTTAATAGATACTTCAGGTAATAGAACAACATATCGTAGTCAAAGACCTTCTATAACAATTTCTAATTTATCTGCGGGAAATTATATTTTGGAAATATATAATACAGGACCATGTATTT